ATACTATTCAACGCAAAATCTTTATAAAGAAGAAATATTCCCTCATGCGTGTGCAAGGGATCATCAGTAAAGATCAGTTAATTGACTGTTTATCGGTTACTGGTGGTTTGCTGCTTATCGTGGTGTTATTGGCATTGTGAGAACCCCAAGACCCCATCGAACCCCAAGAGCTAAGCACCTAACCCGCTTAGCGGGTGATCTCAAAAAAGAGAGTATCTATCGTTTATCTAAGTGCTTAACTAAAGGGGTGCGGTCCTGTAAGAGTCCCCCAGATACTAGCCACTATGTTTATTCCCTTTGGCGATACACCATGCGGGAGGGGTGGGTCATGCCCCCGTGTAGTTTGCTTTAGAGGTGATTTTGTACAGGAGGCTTTGAATTGTCAAAGGTAACCAGCCGATGACAGCCACAAAACCACCACTAAAACAAACTTAATCGGATTAAAACATACTTTTTAAGGGAGTGCAATAGATGCGTGTTTTAGTAGCTTGTGAATTTTCTGGTGTAGTCAGAGATGCGTTTATAAAAGCAGGTCATACCGCTTTATCTTGCGATCTTATGCCAACTGATAAACCAGGACCACACTATCAAGGTGATGTTATGGACATCATTGGGGGGGGGTGGGATTTGATGATTGCTCACCCGCCTTGTACTCATTTAGCGGTATCAGGTGCTAGGCATTTTGCTAAAAAGCGAGCAGATGGAAGGCAACAGCAAGGCATTGATTTTTTTATGGCATTAGCTAGGGCAGATATACCAAGGTACGCTATTGAGAACCCTATAGGGATTATGAGCAGCATTTGGAGAAAGCCTGACCAGATCATTCAACCATGGGAATACGGGCATAGCGTTACAAAATCTACTTGCTTATGGTTAAAGGGATTGCCTTTGCTTGAACCTACAAACATTGTAGATAAAGGAACAATCTGGGTAGCTAAAAGCGGTAAAAGGATGTCGCAATGGTATTACGACAGTAGTTGTTTACAACCAAAAGAAAGGGAAAAGATGAGAAACACAACATTTCAAGGAATAGCAGATGCTATGGCACAACAATGGGGGATTTTATGAGTAAAGCAGATGATGATGCAGCAAAATGGATGCAGATGAATGCCAGGGTACAGACCCGTAACCTCATCAAAGCTAAGGAGCTGGGAGATCTTTATTACATTGATGCCAATGGCACAGTAGTAATACATGATCCATCTTTACCAGTGGAGGAAAAAACAACAGATAACAAATAAATTGCACTAATCGTTGTAATGTAGTAATGTTCTATCTGTAGTAACTAAACCCTAACTATTTAATAAGGAATAATCATGCACCTATGCAAGGATTGCACGCAATACCAGGAGGGCACAGGCTATTGCCTACGCACCTCTCACACTGATCCCGTAACGGGAAACCCCAAGTATTACTACGCAAGAATTGAGAGAGAGTACCAAGTAGCTAATGGCTGCGGGTTACTTGCGCAATTCTTTACCCCGATCCGATCCCTCAAGTATTTAGGTGAGGAATTAGATGACCTCTCTACCATTCCTTTTGGTAGATAACCTAACTAATGGAGTTAATCATGACAACAAACAAAAAAGCTGGCAGACCAGTAGGCAGTAAAAATAAACCCAAGATTGGGGATGTAGTGTCATTTAAGAAGTTAAATGATATGGCTAATGATGCAGAGTTAGATCGCTTAAAAAACCTGATAGCCCGTCAAGATGACATTATTGCGCAGCTCCAAGATGATGTGAACGATCATAAAAATACTTGTGAAGTATTGCGAGATGAGCTTGGTCAATTAGACGGCAAGATTGAATCCTATCGTGAAATCATCAAAACAATCATGGAGATCACAGAATGAACGATCAAGCGGATTTTGCACCAGAGGTGCGTAAGAGCGCTATTTGGTCAGGTGATAGCCGTAAGGTAGCCAATGGCAAGATGGTAGATGTCATCCTTGAAAAACAGGGTAAGAAAGAGCTTAAAGACCTATCAGGAATTGAGGCGGTGCAGATGGGTCATGTTATGCAGCCAATCATTGGTAAGCTCGCTCAAAGCAAGCTACAAATTGAATTAAAGGATGCTGACTATGCTCTTACACACCCAACACAACCTTGGTTTAAATCTCATTTTGATTTCGTCAGTGCTGATGGTGGCGTGCTTGTTGAGGCTAAAAACTACAACGCAGCAGTTCGCTCTAAGTTTGATCCTGAATCTAATCGGATTCCTGATGCTGATTATGCCCAACTTGTCCACGAAGCTGCTTGCCACAATGTTAATCGGATCTACCTGGCTGTTCTATTTGGTGGTCAAGAGTTTCATACATTCGAGTTCTTCATATCAGATCAGGAAAAAGATGACCTCATCAAGAAAATGGCGCAGGTCTGGGGGTATTGCCAATCAGGAAACTTACCACCAGCCGAAACCATTGAACAAACTAAGATCATGTTCCCTGAAAGCGTTGAAGGTGTCATTACGGCTACGCAACAGGTTGAGATGGCTGTCACTTACCTTAAGGATATTAAGAATCAGATTAAGAATCTTGAGGTTGCTGAACAAGATATAGAGCTAAAGGTTCGTAACCTCATGGAAGATAAGCAAGAGATCAGGGCAGTAGATGGCACTACCTTAGTCACTTGGAAGTCCTCTAAAAGCTCTAAGCGGTTCTCATCCACCTTATTTCAACAAGCTATGCCTGACATCTATGAACAGTTTGTCGTAGATCAGCCAGGAGCGAGGAGATTTTTAGTCAAATGAACTCAATTGATATAGCAGTATGGGTTATGGCTGCCAGCTCAGTCATTGATACAGTAATTACATTAGCGGAGATGATCCATGTCTAACTTAGTCAGTTTTAACGAGATGGAGCAGATGGCACAAGCAATAGCCAAGTCTGGTCTGTTTGGAATGAAGGATACCAACAGCGTATTAGCGTTGATGGCGGTAGCACAGGCGGAAGGTTTACATCCTGCAACAGCAGCTCGTGACTTTCATATTATTCAAGGCAGACCAGCATTGAAGGCTGATGCGATGCTTGCCCGTTTTCAAAATGCAGGTGGCAAAGTTCAATGGAAGGATTATGCAGATGACAAAGTTACGGGAGTTTTTTCACATCCCAACGGGGGTGAGCTTGCGGTTACATGGACTATCGAGCAAGCAACTAAAATCGGTCTTGTTAAGGCTGGATCTGGATGGCAAAAGTTCCCCAGAGCGATGTTACGAAGCCGTTGTATTTCAGAGGGGATTAGATCAGTTTTCCCAGGATCTGTTACAGGGTTCTACAGCCCCGATGAGGTTGAAAACTTTGAAAGCCCGACCTCCAAGCCTCAAATATTAAAGGACATGGGTTCAGTCATTCCTAGCGTAGTGGACTTGTCCGCTATTCCTGATGACATTCCTGATATGGCATTACCTATGTATGTGCCAGGGCAAGATCTACCTTATGCGCACTATGTTTGCCAGTCTGATTGGATTGATGGGTTTGCAGAGATGCACGCCAAGATCCATGAATCATCCAAGATGACACCAGAGGAAAAGTTCTCCAAGATAAAGGCGTTTAGAGATGTCAATGAATCCTATACAAAAACATTTGACGGCAATACTACAGCGAAGTTCTTATCAAAACTCACTCAACTTAGGAAGGAAATCAACAATGGCTAATGGTCATATAGCCCAGATGGGTAAAGGCGTTCTGTTTCAGAACGAAAAGAAAACGAATGAGCGTTCACCTGATTGGAAGGGTACGCTATTGCTCTCAGAGGACTACAAAGCAGGTCAAACCCTGAAGATTGCTGGCTGGACTAAGCAAACCCCTAAAGGTAGCCTAATCAGTCTGTCTGAAGATAACTGGAAACCACAGAACCCTGGCGTTTATCCAAAAGAAGTTAATCGGGTTGATGACGGGGAAGTGCCATTTTGAAAACACTACTCTCTATTATTTTAGTCTTGATGATCTCAACAGCTTACGCAGCTACCAAGTGTGAGCGTGATTATGGTGGTGCTGTTTGCTGCTGGGATATTGATACTGAAGGACCATTCAGACCAATTAACTGCTAATGATGGTTTATATAAATCTACCTTACCCACCTTCAATCAATAACTACTGGATTGCTAGTGGGCATCGTAGGTTTATCAGCCAACGGGGAAGGGATTTTAAAAATCATGTTGCAGAATATTGTGCGGAATGGCGTGTACCTAAGTTTGGGGATGCTCCCATGTGGGTTGAAATCGTCTTACATCCAAGATCCAAAAAACTCATGGATATTGACAACTGTATTAAGCCCATTTTGGATGCCTTACAAGATGCTGGAGTTTTCGATGACGATTGCCAGGTACAACGGGTATCTATTACAAGAGGCGCACCGAAAAAGGGTGGCGGTTGTGTAGTCATGTTTGATCGGATGGAGGATCAATCCGTAAGCTCAGATACGAATTTGGCGTAAATTAGCCAAATAGTTAGGTGGACTACGGTGAGGGTCTTTCTGAGCAGCTCACCACTATTTATAGGGATAACTATGTCTAATACTTTTGCAGTTGACCTTGAAAGAGGTTTTACGATTGAGGAAAAATTGCTTAAAAGATTAAGGCAAAAATACCAATCGGCAAGCATGATTCATAAATTTAAAGGTTATGACATCTGGATTCCAGAGATCAATAAATCTGTAGAAGTGAAATACGATTCTATGAGCAATCAAACAGGAAACATTGTGGTTGAAATTGAAATGTTTGGGAAACCTTCTGCGTTGATTACTACTAAAGCTGATTTTTGGGCTTTTTATGATGACAATGTTTTTGCCATGATTAAGCCGATGGATATTGTCAATTGCATTTTTTTGAATAAATTGGAATATCGTGAATTTGTTGGAACTGGAGATACAGCTAAGAAAAAAGCATTTTTAGTGCCTAAGGGACTGCTTTTTAAAAATGCAACGATTTTGAAAGAGTATGAATGAACTATTGCACTAAACAAGATCTTATTGATTTTGAAAACCAAGTGGCAGCTCACTGGGAAGCGGGTGATTTGCCTTACCTTATCCACTTATCAGGTGGTAATGAGGACTTTTTAATTGACCTGTTTAAGGAGGTTCAGGATGGGGACTGGATTTTTAGCACTCACCGTAATCATCATCATGCTCTTTTATCTGGAGTTCCCAGAAATGAGCTTCTTGGAAAAATTCTTGCTGGCAACTCTATGTTCGTGTTTGATAGCAGGTGTAATTTTTTTACTTCAAGTATTTTATCTGGGACTTGCGCTATAGCAGCGGGGATAGCTTACGCATTTAAAGAGCAAGGTAGTAAAAACAAGGTTTGGTGCTTTTTAGGTGATGGAGCTGAAGAACAGGGTCATTTTTACGAAGCTGTAATGATGGTTCAAGGACATGATTTACCTTGCACCTTCATTATTGAAGATAACAACAGAAGCGTAGATTCTAGCCTTGAGGAGCGTTTGCCATCTCAATTTAGGTTCAAGTTGCCAGGATGCGTAATACGCAATTACTACACCCCTACTTATCCTCATGCGGGTAAC